TTCAACTCTGATTCCAGTAGTCTATTCAGTTCCCCGATGTGGGTAGCCGAACACCACCTACGATAGCACGCGAACTCAACATTCCTGCGAGTCCACTCCGTCACGGTGGCATCAAATCTACTAAAATCACTCATCACCACCTCACGTTCTTTACCAACAAACCGCATCAAACTCTCTGCAATTTCTCGAGGAGTATGACATGGCATGTACCAATGGTGGTGTTTCAACACATCACGCTTGAAAGCCAACGTAAAACCCGAAAGTCGCAGTGTGTGTGTAGTTGGACATGTAGTGATGTTTCGAGGATTATTTGCAACAGTGTATGGTTCTCGTTTCTGAAATGCTTTGGCAACAAATTTCTCAGCTGCCACCAATACTGCTCGGAGTGTTCGTTGTCGCTGCCGTGGTCCACTCTGCAACTCACCAACCTCCTCAACGGAGAGTGGGTTGCCTCGATGGTTCCCCACGACAGCATCAACAAACTCACGAGCATAATCTGCATAACAAGCACGAACCCTAACACGCGCCGCCGCTTTATGTGGTTTCTCAACACGATTCGCAATAGTGTCAAGTTCATTTGCCCTACATTCCGAGGGGAAAACAGCTTCAACATTTCCAAGTGGTGATGTTGCATACAGTCGAGCATAATCATTAGGCTCTTCCTCATCAACATTCTCCGCTATCTGGTAATGTTTGGCCAAATCCCCTGCCTTATGGACAAAATACTCTCCGCCATGTGCTCCTGTCATGAGGTATTTATGCAGGATAATTGCATCATCACACCCCAACTTACTTCTACGTTCAGTATCAGACAGTTGTGGTTTCGATGACAATTCATATCCAACCTTTAACACCTCAAGTTTTGATTCAGGAATCATGACAGACGAAAACACTCCAGTTCTCCCCAAACTAACCATTGGTCCCTCTGTGGTTGAAACACGGAGCACATTAAATTCTCCAAACGTGAATTTAGCTCTCCGTAGTTCACGGCCATACAAATCACCATCCCACATCCATACTCTTGCAAACGGTATCAACGACACAATTCGTCGATGTTAGGACATAGAAAACTGATCCACATAAAAGATCATAGCATTTGCATGGTCCACCAGACCCATACGAGAGAACAATTCAGCAAAACACCAACATAAATTCTGTTTTATGCACCTATAAGGATGCATCCTCCAACTAATCCATGAGAATGATGGTCTTCTCAACTTGATGTACATCACATCCTGGTTATAATCCCATACACGATGTACAACAGTTTTACCACCATCAACATGGTATTCAACATAGTCATCACAAATAACAAAATGTCCATTCTTTACAACATCTGCAACACTTTCTGGACTAAACGTATACATCAAGACCGGATGGCCATAACGCAACCATTCTTCCCATTCGACATAGTAATCAACATCGGTCATCATGAAGCATGCCTTTTCAGGTATTTCATCATCTCTGGGCCGGATCGCAAAATCCGCAAGTGAATAAAATTCACGCTGCCCAAGTAATTCATCTTCACGTGCACTAGGAGATACCACATATGGTATAAGGCCAGCAGATGTAATAGCCTGTATCATAGATGCAGTAGCGCTATTACGCTCCTCTGCGGCCTCCTTATGTGGATGCCCAGTGCGAACCGTGGCACTAACACGGGTCAACCCATGCTGAAACAGTCGACGTGGCACTGACGCCATGCTCTCGACAACATAAGATCTACGCATGAACCTACTCCATGCCATAGCAACGACCTTACCCATAGTAACTGCGCCCAGTATGAGAGCCCCACAAACCATAATCTCATCCATGAAATCGTCCATGTTTGAGACACATCAATGAAACCTCACAAATGCTTGGTTTGTGGATAAGCCGGTATTAAAACCGGCAGGAAAG